GTGGAAATACCAAAATTATATCAAGATTATTTTAAGGAAAATAACTTTGAAACATTAACTAAGATCCAAGAATCAGTCTACATGCCATTCAAAGAGGGCAAAGACTTGATTGCTATGGCACCAACTGGCTCAGGTAAGACTCTGGCCTTTGCTATGCCAATGATCGAAACCTTAGTACCAGAAGATGGTCTGCAAGTTTTGATTTTAGAGCCATCACAAGAATTAGCTATCCAAGTTAGAACTGTTTTGCAACCCTTAGCTAAGGCTGTTGGTTGCAGTGTTCAGGCCGTTACTGGGGGAGCCAATCCACAACGTCAATTGAAGAAACTCAAAGAGAAGCCTGAAATTCTCGTTGCTACTTTGGGTCGTTTGAACGAATTAGTTGAAGCACGTAAAGTGAAGCCTGGTAAGATTCAAACGGTTATCGTTGATGAAGCGGATGAAATGTTGAATGAATCAAAGCTTGAACCTGTTCGTGATGCAATTTCTCAAATGCCGGGGGATGTTCAGATGACATTCTTCTCAGCTACTGGAAATGAGATCTTCAAGGATATGCGCAAGTGGTTTGGCCAAGACTTCTTGATGATCGACCAACGTGATGATAGTTCATATACTGCTGGGATCAAGCACTTCTTCATCAATGCTGCGACCGATAACACTAAGAATGCGCTGATCAGAGAAATGGCACATGATAAGAAGTTCAAAGGAATTGTCTTCTTCAATAATTCTCGATCATTACACAAAGTTATCAGTGATTTGCGTTACAACAAGACGAATTACGTTGCGCTTGATAGTAAGATGTCTTCACAACAACGTAAGTCAGCTTTACAACTATTTGCTAGTAAAAAAGTTAATTTGATGTTGACTACTGACGTTGCTGCTCGTGGTATGGATATCGATGATGTCACAACTATTATCAATTATATGATTCCACGTGATAATAGTGAGTATGTTCACCGTGCTGGACGTACAGGTAGAATGGGTAAGGCTGGTAATGTTGTTACCTTCGGTAATAGTCATGACTTTAGAAATCTTCAAGAATTCACGGATGAAGAAGTTAAAAAAGTATTCTTGAATCGTGACGGAACATTCTCTGATAAACAAACTTATCGTAAGGAAAAACGTCAGGCTCAAGTTACTAAACCAAAAGCTAAACCTAAGAAGCGTCTTCGTGACCAGAAGAACAAAGGTAAGAGACGTGCACCTTCTTCAAATCACAAACAAGATTAAATCATCTTTACATTGTAATAATTTGGTGGCACTATTATTAGTAGTGTCATTATGGTCCCTTGGCCCAGTTGGATAGAGCAACTGCCTCCTAAGCAGTAGGTCCCCGGTTCGATTCCGGGAGGGATCATTGATAGATTTTAGGGGTGTGCATAACTCCTCAAACTACTGATAAATCAATATTTTGCATTTTTTTACTTTTCACCGATTATCACTGATTTTAGAAAAAAGTGAGTCACGCTGACGTCACGAAAACATCAAATTAACATATGCTGCATGGCATGGGATAAGGTATCTTAACGGATATCTTATTTTTTTTGCGCTCGTTAGTGAGTCATCTAATCGGGTAAAAAAAAGAGCACCATTGCTGGCGTTCCTGTAATTATTTAAGTTTCTTACAAATAATCTTATCGTACTGTTTAGCTGCTGTATCTCTAAGTATATCAGTGATCTCATATACATCGCCATTCCAATGTACTTTCATATTTCCATCAATTGGTTGTGGCTGATCATATCTTATAATGAATACAGTTTTATCTGTGATATACCCGCGTGCCTCGCCAGAAAAGTCTTTGAGTGATTGGGTCATAACTTTACACCATGTACTAAAAAGTTTTACATCTTCTTCAATCTGGTTCATAAGCTCATCTTCATAATATCCAAGTTTGGAAAACTCTATAACTTCGTTAAGTTCACTAGGACTATTTACTAGTTTAGCCATTAAAGTAGCCCCCTTAATTGTTGTATCATTGCTAAAACCTCAATTGGTATTTGTTTCTTCAATTCAATTCCACGGTTGTTGTACCAGTATTGAGCTAGTAAACTAACTGCAAAATCGAATTGTTTGTACTTGCCATATTCTTTATTGTCAACGTTACTGTTAACTGCATTAGTAACGTATGCCGTTGCTGTATCAAGGTAGCGTTGTAGTAAGTCATCATCTAACGTGTGAGTGATACGTAAACTATTTTTTAGATCCTGAACGTTAACCATTTATAATAACTTCCTTTCATCATTTTAATTAATGTATGTGGGTGTTCAAAATTGGGTGCCTCTTATTGGTTATTCATCTTTGAACAATAGCCCTGAACCGACAAATTGACAGTCCGGGTATGACTGCATCTAGTTTTCTGGTCATAGTTTGTACACGCCACTTCGGCGTACACGGAAACCCTTAAAGGGTTGTTACCACTTGTATAACCATTAAATAAAAAGGTACCGGCATTTTACCGATACCAATTATTAATTATTAAGCTGCGGGTGTAGTAGCTGGTGTGATTTCAACATATCGTGCTGCGTTTTCATCAATCTTTTTATAGTCATTGCGTACGACTACTGAAAGACCTTGAGAGTAACTGTCGAATTGGTCCCATTGTACTTGCACTTGGTTCTTACGTGCTAGAAATACTGATTGTGCAATATCACCAATAACCATTGGGAATGCTCCAGCCTTGGAGTTTGCAAATAAATTGTCACTTACAACAATTACATCTGATCCAAACAATGATTTACCGCTTGGTGCTGAAATACTTGGTTGCAAGATATAACGCCCATCTGAATCTTTCAATGTATCAAGCCAGTTAAAACCCGATTGATTAGTGATTACTGACTTATTAAGTGCTGGATCAAGGTCAACATTATAAACTTTTTTAAGGTCGTCAATGCTTGTTGCTGAAACCTTAGTAAATGTCTTCAATAGATCCATGATGTTTGAATTGTCAGTATTATCTACCAACTTTTGAAGTTGTGCTTTAACTTCTGAAACAATGTTTACTTCAGAGTCTTCGACTAGTTCATTAGACAAATAAATTTTTCCGGCTCTTGTAGTTACTTTATAATCAACACCCTTAAACATATCAGCATCAACGTCCGCGATTTCGGCAAGTTCTTCCTTAGTTGCTAGTGTGGCTGTTTGATTAGTTGCAACGGGATAATTACCAACTGCGGTACCAACATTTTTAGTTGTTGCGTATTGAGCTAGGTTGTACTTGCTGCGTTTTAGATCAAATACATCTTTGATTACTTCACTAGGTACTACGACCTTAGCACTTTCAGTTGTCAAGCCGTCACGCTGTTCACCCTCTGAACGGATATAGTCCTCAAAACTTCTTGTTTCTGTGTTTGCGTTATCAATAATTGTTTGTTCCATATTTTTTTCCACCTTTTTGTTATTGTTTAAAAATTCTTCATAAGATCTTTTATTTACTTGTACGTTGGTATCGTCATACGCTGGAATGGCTACCAGACTCACATCGAACAATGATTTAACTTGTTTGATGGTTCTAATTACATTGCCTTGATCGTCCTTAGTGAACTCGTCGCCGTCTTTAGAAGTGACAAAACTAAAACTCATACTTGAGATATTGCCATCTTTGACATTTTCGTACGTGTCGTTGGCCGTTGTTGTATCTGGTAGTTGTGCTTCAAAATGTAGTCCTTTATCGTCAGTATCGAGTTTCAATGTACCAGCTTTGGTACTTGCTAGAACTTGCGATAGGTCGTGATTGTTAACAAGGTACACGTCTGATAAATCAACGTCATCAAGTGCGCCCTTGTCAATTACTTCTTTGAAACCTCCTAGATCCTTGCTAGGTTGTCCAAACACAATGGCATAACCACTTAATGTTTTCTTATCGTTTGTGTTATTATCTTTTTGTTGAGCGTTTGAGTCAGTGTTTTCTTGTCCATCATCTTTGGTAGGTTGAGCGGATAAGCCGGCATCTGTATTCAAGCGTTTTTCTTTGTCTTCATTATTCAAATTTATTTTTCTCCTGTATTCTTTGAATTTTGGTAGGCGTCCATGTTATCTAAGTGCGTATAGTTCAAACTTACCAATAAATTATTACCGCCATCTACTGGGGGTAGGTTCATTTTTTCTCTGGCTTCATTAATGGTTAAAACACCACCTTGAATACCTTTTATCGCGTTTTCTAACACCGCGTTGGGTTCGGTAGTGAGTAACACATCAGTATTGAAGCTGAAATTGTACTTGTCAGCGCCACTCAATAACTTAAAATTAAGCTCGGAACTGAAAGTATCAAACCAATGTCTTAAAGTTCCATTAACATAGTTCAAGTTAGTTTGTTCAACGCTGGAATGGCTTTCTTCAATACCTAATTGGTAGCTGGAAAGTCCAAATACCTTGGCGACTTGTTTACTTGTCCAGTCGTTAGAATTTACCAACTTTGCTACGTCACTGTTAACCTCCATTGGTGTATATTCTTGTCCCTCGTCCAAAATCATTACACGTGATGTATTACTAGCACCCGCGTTGGCTGCTTCAAACTTTGTGCGAATGTTACTCTTGGCGTCAGCATCTAAGTCCGATCCTTTAACCTTTAAGATACCGTTTGAGTTGATACCATTCTTATAAAAGCTGGCAAGCATTTTGTTACCGGCGTTTTGTATTTCCAACTCATCACGTAAACTCATTAAAGGACTTGTACCAGTAATGCCGTCCATGGTGAAACACTTGAAATGTAAAATGTGATCGGGATTAACTCGGCGCTGTCGTCCTTTGGAGTTGCTGACAAGGTATATAAGTCTACCGGTTTCGTCATCTTGCTTAACTTCCATACTGGAGTTTTTAACTAGTTGCAACTCTTGCGGATCGTCAGGGTTATCAATTTCAGCGAACGCGTTACCGTTTAGCAGTAGGTTAACCATTAGTGCATACTTGAAGTTATAACCATCAACTTGATCGTTAGGGCGATTGTTCAATAAGCTGTAATACTTGTCAGCTTTAGTAGGTTTAGGGCCTTTGTGTAGCTCTATTGGACTACTTGCCACGTCACTGGCTAGTATTCTAATTGCACTAAAAACATCGCTGTTTTTAATTGCATTTACACCATAGTAAGTGGTGTTGTCATCGCTTGTTAGACTAGTCACAGCATCAATAAAGGCGTTGTGGCTGTCTGCTTTGACTGGTTTAAAAAATGTCATTTAATTACTCCTTTCATTATTATTTTTAATCAATTTACTTGTGGGTGATCGCGGTGCCGGTAGCATTTTACACCCCCTTATCAAGTAAGAACGCAATTATGATAGTGAATACACCGGCTATAAATAAAGCCCATGTAAAGCCTGCCATAAGCATTGTTGAGATTGTCAGCATTACCATTCCAACTACCAGCAATACAGTTGGTAGGTAGTTCTTAAAAAGTAAACTGGTCTGATTTGTAATACTCATTTTTAGCTTTTGCATTGATTGCCTCCGTAAAGTAGTTTTTACCGATCGTGAACGCGTCAAGTAACGCCGCAAGTGGGTCAATTCTGGTTGTGTATTGAGTCTTATCAATTAGTACGTTGTTCTGTGAGTCGTACCGCAATACGGCATTGTTAACCGCGTATGTAAGTAGTTTGTTATCACTGTGTACAATCTGATTGTTATAAATCTGTTCCTGAAACTCTCGGATTGGTATTGATAAAGTGATGGCTCCTTGTCTTACTTCAACCATTGGATAATTTTGCTTTTCTAAGTCAGTGATCAAGGTGTTAGCGTTGTAGGGATCGTAACAAATGGCTTGTAAGTCCAGTTTGTTATCATCAATTAACTTATTGATAAAGTCATATATCCTTGAATAGTCAATAATGCCACTTTCTAGGGTGCTTATTTCGCATTCTCCACGTTGTTCAAGTCTTCTATAACTGATATTGTCACGGCGTTCTTTGGTATCAATACCGCCTTTAGTCCCAACGAATGAAAACGAATCAATAAAGAATTGTTTGTTATCAAGTGGAACCAACCAACTAACACTTGATAAGTCATTAGTCTTGGATAAATCAATACCGATCCATACAGGTTTGCCAGTGATATCTGGTTTGTGGTCAATCTGTGCTTTTGTCCAGTCCTCAATTGCCATAAACTGATTAGTTTTAGCGTTTTCCCAAACATTGAAGTTTTTAACTAATACGGGTACTGCATTATCTTGCTTAACTCCAAGTTCCAAGTCATCGCGTATTGATGCCATCATTGTTGTTTTAACTTCTTCAATTTCAAATAACGGGTTTGCCTTTATCCATACTTCTGGGTGATCCAATAGAGTTTCTTTGTCCTCGGGGTCTATTTCCCAAATGGCTATAAAATACCGATCGGCGTTATCTTTACCAGCAAGTATTTTGGATAAGAATTGATAGTCTTCATACATAGGGCAATTGGTATCTAGTCCGCTTGTACTGATAATTGCCAGTAATCCATTCTTCTGGTTGTTCATTCCTGACTTGATAGCATCGTAAACTTTGCGTGTCTTACTTTCGTGGAACTCGTCACATATTGCGAATGATGCACCGTATCCATCTAACGTGCTTGTGTCGCTTGATAGAGCAGTAGCAAAACTATTACTCGATTTGTCAGTAATACGTGAGTTATTAATCTTCAAACGTCCAGCCAGTAGCCGTGATTGTTTACATGCTTGTCTTAGTTCACTAGCCATCATGTCATAGCCTAAACGTGCTTGTTTAACGGCATTTGCTGTAAATAGTATCTGTCTACCTTGTTCGGGTTCACTTTCTATTAGAAGCGCAATAGCGCCCATTGTTGAGGCTAGATAAGTTTTACTATTCTTACGTGCCATTGAGATAAAAGCCCGATCGAATCGTTTGTTACCAGTACCGACCTCACGCCACGAATACAAGTTTGATAACAACCATTTCTGGAAGCGTGCAAGTTTCAACTTCTTACCGTCAGTGGTCGGCAATGACTCGGTAAATTTAAGTACCGTTGTTTCGATGTTTTCATCAAAATAATAAGGAAAGTCATTAGTTCTCTGTCGCTCCATATCCTTATTGAATCGCTGACAAGCCTGTATAATTTTCTTGCCAGCTATGACGTCCCCGTTTAGGACTGCGTCAACGTATTCCTGTGCTGCACTCATCAAATACTTTCCAGCATGTCACTGTAAGGGTCGTCAGGCTCTGCATTCTTTGCCTTGGTGTATTCCAACTTGGAGCGACTTTCTAGCGTTAGTCCCAAGGCTGTTGCATAGCTCTTTAAGTCTCGCGTTGCTTGTTGCTGTGTGACTAGATAAGGACTTTTCTTGCCATTACTATCAAACGTACCTGACTCATTAAGTGCGTTCTGACAATCAACCATAAGTCCGTACGTGTTGCAATAAGCGACAATCATACCGCGGTCTAGTTCTGATATTGGACTATCTTTTTTAAGCAATGGAACAATGTGAGTCCATTCTTTCAATGCTTCACCCTTGAGATAGTCGGGAGGGTTACTGTTTAGATCCTTATAACTGAATAACTGTTTTTCAGTGTTTTCTTTATCGGCTTTAGTCTGGTTTGAAATATTACCATCGTATGCCGTCAATTTCGGTGGTCTTCCACTTGCCATTTAATCAAGTCCTTTCATAATTTAATAAATAAGATACTAGAGTAGCTAATTTTCTTGGCTTTTTGTTCACAGAAAAGTCCTCACCGGCCCCTAGGCGTTTGTAAGGTAGCCCCCCTAAAACTTGTGGGGGAGTTCGTACGGGCTCGTTGCTCGGCTCCTGTCTTCTCTCCGTGATGTCTGTGACATAGTGCTTGCCAGTTGTTGTGATCAAATCTTTTAGACCAATCCACCTTCAACGGTACAATGTGATCAACAACATCTGCTTTTTTAATAATTCCTTCGTCTAAACACTTCACACAAACACAATTAGTAATTAAGAATTGTTTTGATTCCCTTATCCAACGTTTAGACTTGTAGAACTGTCTGTACTTGCCCTCATAACTCATGCGCCACTTACTTACATCGTTGTGTTTACTACAAAACTTTTGGTCAAAATCAATCAATGTATTACAACCTGCATGTGAGCAAATCTTCTTTGGTTTCATAGTTAATCATTGCCTTTCTTTATGTTTCGTTTCGAATACAGTTCTTCATCAAGTTCAATACATTCATAATTATTTGTCTTGATAATCTTTTCAAGTCCGTACTCTATGGTTAGATGTATCTGTCCATTATGTATAGTGGCGTCCTGATAGTCCTTGCCTTGGTTGGCTGTAACCATATTGGTGCCATTAAAATATTGTATTTGTTTTATCATGATAGGGACACCTTTCCCTTATTGGGTAGGCGATTCTTGAATAAGTTTATATAGCGAGTGTGGGCGTTAGTTCTATGCACGTTCTTATAACTCGCTTCTGCTACGTTGAAACTCCAATTACGTTGTTTAATATTGTCAGTCGTGAAACCAGCTATTAACATTGCACCTTTCATTACTCCGTTTTTGACATAGAAACCATTTAATGGCTTATCGAATAAATGTTTAATTCCATAAGAAGTAATATCTGTATTAATGCTCTTACCTTTGACCAGTGTATTAAGTACCCACGCTACTAATGTGGTCTTCTCCTGCGGTGATAGGCTTAAGAAACTAGCTGGGTTATCATCTTCACCACTAAAGTATAGTAGTGGCAATTTATTTCTAATCACGGATTCTCTATCCTTAATGAACAGGTATAGGGGGTCTTTTTTAATTTCTTGCATTGTTTTATTTCCTTTCTTAGTAATTAATGTGTCCAACCATTATCCAGTAAGTGTCCAATTCAATATGCAACCATTGGACACTTTTAACACTGGTATAACAACGTTTGTAGTAAAAGTGTCCAAAGTGTCCAGTCACATGACTGCCCTCTTATATATATTTCTATATTTTTTGTTTTTTATTTTTTTAATCTTAAGACTTAGAAACATATGGACACTATGGACACTTTGCTTATAAAAGCTGGTATAACAACGTTTCATGTGTCCAAGCAATTAAAAATCATTGGACACTTTATGGACATCCCTTGGACACTTTTTAAAAATTAATACCTTTTTTATCGTCCATAGCTAAATGAATATAGCGCCAAACTCTGTCGCCTTTAAATTGCTTCTTTTTATGAACAATACCCTTTGTTTCCAAATATTCTGTCAGCACTGCTTGACCACGGGGTTTATAACCCTGGTTTGAACAATAATCTTTGTACTCTTTATAAACACATGATGACGCTTCACCGTGGCCGCTAGTTTTATCTTGAATAAGCCACTATGTTTGTTGATACACCGGCGTTTGTAGCCTAAATGGTCGCTGTGGCCGGTCTATTTCAAGTATCTTTTATATTTTATTAAATATAGTATTTTACTTTTTTTGACTAATGACTTTAAATAGAGAAGCCACTTAGGCCACTCGCTTTATAATCGTTGATATAATAGGGTTTAGCGTGGCCGTTTCTCTTAAAAGATAGGAGCCACGTGGCCGCCACTTGGCGTAGTGAGATGGTAAAGTTACTTTTTAAATGATAAATGAATATATCTCATAACCCGTTCTTCACCTTGTTTTCTTCTTTTGTGAATAATTCCAAATGATTCCAAACTAGATGTGAGGGATTGTTGATTGTGAGCTTTAAAACCATGGCTCTGGCAATACTGTACGTAGTCATCGTATACAATGCCGGCCGGTTCTCCGTTTTCATTGTCTAGATCAATCACACACATATCTGATACAAAACTAGAGATATGGTCATTGTCCTTAAGCCATTTATCACTTTGAGCTTTCATGTCTGGCGTTTCTGATAGTTCTTTTTGATCCAACGCTTTCTTAAATGCCGTCATACATTTATAAGCAAATGCCGGCGCTTCGTCCTCAATCTGCTGCATATTGAACTTGTCCGCAAAGTCAGGGATAAAGTGGTATTTTACTAATGCCACACGTCTTAAGAACCCCTTTGTAAAGTCTGTAAAGGTGGGTAACTCATTAGCGCTAAATATTAATTTTGCGTAGCTTCTAAACGTAAACGGGTCTTTGCCTTTAAACTCTGCTTTCATATAATCGTTACCAGTCAGTGTTTTAATGGTTGAGCTATCTTTTAAATAGTCCTTAGAAATATCAGCAAAATAATTTACTTCCTTGCCATAAAGGGTAGAGGTATTAAACTTTGCTTCATTACCTGATAATCCTTTTAAGTCTACGTTTGCGGTATTGCTGTCACCTATGATCGTTCTTACATAGTTTAGGAAAGTAGACTTGCCGTCATCACCGGAACCACGTAGGATAACAAACTTTTGAAATGGCTCGTACGATCTATAAAACATGTAACCAATAAACTCTTTCATAAAAACGTCTGCATCTTGAAATGATTCTTTAAACCATTGATCGGTAGTGGGGGTATCTGATTCCATATCCAAGTCATAATTGTGACCGTTCAAAATATAATCGTTGGGATCGTTAGGTTTGATCTGATCGGTATTTATATCATAAGTACCATTCTTAAAGGCAACTAAGTTAGGTTTACTATGATCGAATACATTACCGGTTGTATCTGAATATATTTGTTTAGTAATAAGCAATTGGGTAGAATTGAAAGTTTTAGGCTTCCAATAACCCACGTCTTGCAGCTTGTGTACAATAACGCTTCCTAAATAATTCAAATAACCAATACGCCAGTGTCCTAATTTTTTATCATATCTATAGCCCTCTTTAAAGGCATCAAACGTTATCATTTTGTTTTCTGACAATATCCCGTTTGCTAGTCCTAAATCACCAACGGCTTGTTTTCCATTGTCATCTTTGTAGAACCATAAAGGGTGTACCTTGTCATCTTGTACCTGGTTTGCTTCCTGTACCTGCGATAATTCCTTAATCTTGTCTTGAAGTCTTTCTTCCATCACTTCACCTTCAATCTACGTAGTTCCCTTGAAACAACTGAACTGTAAATGGTGTCCAGCTCTTTCTGTGGTAAAGGTGGGGATATAAAGTTTTGATTGATAACCGACAGTAATTCATAAACGTTGCTGGCATCAGTTCCCACGGCAAGCATCGAACCTGCTAGACTTGTAAGGAAGGTATTTCTGTTGTGTTCATCAAGGCTCGCACCCTTAACGATCTTGTCCAGTAAAGCTCCCGTATACTTTTTAAAACGCGGTTCGCCAAACCCAGCGTTACTAGCTGGCTTATCCTGGGCAAACTCTAGTAACCAGGTGGGGGCTTGTTTTATATCGTCATAAGAACCAGACACGTGAGCATAGCTAGATCCATTAATGGTACTGGGAGCAATCAAAATATTATTGCACATTAGATCAATAGAAGACTTATCAAAAAAAGCATTTGTCTTACTCTTAACATCTGTACCATCTGGTACTTTAAAGAAGAAATGTATTCCATTGTGTGGTGTTCGTTCTATTAACGTATCATCTGGTAACCGTCCATATGTTTTAAATACTTTCAGTAGGTTGTGTCTGCCGTTGCCATTGCCATGCATATCAACGTCTACCACCATTAAGCCCGACTTCTTTAAATTAATACCGATATTGTTATTAGTTTCTTGAAACCATTCACTAGCCATGAAATCATCATTTACGGCATCACTGAAACCATGAGTATCTTTCATACCCGACTTACTACCAGGTGCGGTAGGATAGTAATATATATTTCTTTTGGCTAGTTCTAAAGCCATTTCATAAGTGGTCAATTTATCACTTCCTTATTATTGTTGCGTGTGCAAACAAATTCATTTATCCTCATTGGGGAGTTTTTCAATTAGATCACCTAATCGACTATTAACTGTATTAATTGAAGCCGACACGGTAGCAAGTGTTTCATACAATCTTGAAATATATCCTTGAGAAAATAATAATTCTCTAGCCGTCTCTGTATCATTGGCTGACACGGTTTGAACCGCATCTATAAATGCTGTCGCTAGATCAATCGTTTGTTTATTGTTCAAATTCATACAAATAATATCTTCTAATTCATTTTCCATGTTTTAAATCTCCCTAATTTTTGGTATAATTAAGGCAAGTATTAATTACTATGTGTAGGACTTACACCCTTTGGTCGGGTATTTGTAAGTCCTTTTTTTCTTGCCTTTTTTTTGTAATTCATTACTGTAATAAAATAGCATCACTAATAGCTTTGGCATCAAGTGCAATTTCATTTGCTAGTTCCAATTGTGAAAGAACGTGTGTTGTTTTATAATCGCTTAAAGTAACGGTACTGTTTCCCTTTAAAGCATCTAAGTTCATTTCGATATTTTGAATGTGTGCTTGAATAACTTCGTCTTGTTCTTTAATAAAATTCATTTCTTCTTCATCATTTTCAAACATAATTAATTTTCTCCAATATTTTTATTTGTGTTCCAAAATCTTTACAATATCTGCTGCATCTCTAGCCATGTCGCGGGCTATATCAATATCGCAATTTTTCATCACCTCCTTAATTCCAAGTACAATAGTGTCGGTAGTGATCGTACTAAGTTCTGTTTGAACTTCCTGCAATAGACTCTTTAACTCGTCTTCCATTAGCAACCTCCAAACTCCATGCCGTGCCAGCTATAGTTTTTTTATTAGATTGCTTGTTTCTTCATATAAGTGTCTAAATCAGTTTTTTTGATTCTTGTAGCGTTTCCAATCATCGTCACTGGGATATTGTATTGTTCAATAACCTTATTAAGCGTTCCACGTGAGATAGATAGGTAGTTGGCTGCTTGTCCCAAGTTTAAGTAATCGTTGTACTTGGAACCGTGCTGAACATCTTTCAACATCTCGGTAACGGTTTGCTGTACTAAGTCTTGTATATGCTGATCTAATGTATCTGGCACATTTACTTTTAATTCCATGATATTTCCCTCCTTTTATGTGCACTATTGTCGACACTGATTATCAAAAAAATTAGTGAAACATGTTTTAATCATGTACACTATTGTCGACGTCCATAATATATCATTTTGAATTATAGGTGTCAAGTGTTAACAGAAAAAATGTTTACTTTTGTCGAACAGTCTTATATAATGCACCTTAGGAGGTTAGCGTATGAAACCCGGTGAAATCATAAGAGAATACAGGAAAGACAAGGGCTGGACTCAACAACAACTTGCCAAAAAACTTGATATTTCAAGATCCTATATGTCTGAAATTGAGCATGATAAAAGAAATATGGGAGTTCAATTATTAAAGTCAATTGCTAAGAAGTTGGATATTCCAGCTAGCAAGTTAGTAGATACAAGCTATTATGTTGATGCAAAAGACCGCGAACTATTTCGTAAAGAGGCTCCTGACTATGTAAAAGAACAGTTTGCACAAACAATATTGGATTGGGAAAACGATCAACGCGGTTCTTCTGAAAAGTATGTAAAAGACTTTTTTGATGATGTCGATTTCAATGAAACTGTATTTAAAAATCAAACGTCTGAACTTCTTGCAGAAGCTATAAAATTCTCATACATTAATCAACCCAAACAGTTGAATGATGATCCTGTAAAAATAAGAGAGTTAACCTATATAGTTAGTGTTATCAACAATTATCAAAATAATGAAATGACTGATAAAACTCAAGCTGAAATTCTTGAAAGCTTAACTAGTATTTTAAAGGCAATTCTTGAGTAACCACTCCTAAAAACTCCATGCCGTGCGACAGGAAACGGGAGTAATTACAATGTCATCAATTACACAATACGAATTAGCAGACGGATCTAAAATGTGGCGTTATCAATGCACAATTAGTAAAGATCCAATAACTGGAAAGAAAAAAAGAACCACTAAACGTGGCTTTTCAACTAAAAAACAGGCTGAAATTGCTTTGTCTAGGGTTCTAACTAATATAGATAACTATGGTTATCAAGAAAACCAAAACGTTACCTATAAGGGAGTATACGACTATTTTATGGAGTCGTATCAAAACACCGTCAAGGAAAGTACACTTAACCATGTTATTAGTATGTTTAATTATCATATTTTACCAGCGCTCGGCAAGTATCCAATTAAAAAGATAACTGCTCAACAATGTCAGGCAATAGTTAACGATTGGTCTACTGAATTAAAGGACTATCGTAAAATAAAGAACTATGCCGCATTGATTTTTAAAGAAGCTAGACGGTTAAAAATTATATATAGTGATCCAATGGAGTTTGTAATCTTACCACAAATGAGGGAACCAACTGTAAAAGTGGTAAAAGAAAACTTTTGGGATCGTGACCAATTACAAACGTTTTATGAATGCTTGATTAAAGAGTATTCCGGTAGAAATGATAAAGCGGTAGCCATATTACGTGTACTGGCAATGACTGGCGCTCGCAAGGCTGAAATACTTGCATTACAAGTAAAGGACTATAACCCAATCAATAAAACAATTACGATTAATAAAACAATTACTCGTGATATTAATAATAAACAAACGATAGGTACAACTAAAACACCTGCATCTAATAGAATCCTTTCGTTAGATGATAAAACTGTTTCAATACTTAACAATTGGATTAAAACAATGAGACGCAATATGTTTATACTTGGCTTCAATACTAACAAAACCGATCAATTACTTTTCCCAAATACTAAGAACAAATTACTTAGTTTGATGAAACCTAATTCTTGGCTTGATCATATTATTGATAAATACGATCTAAAACGTATCACGGTTCATGGCATCAGGCATTCGTATATTAGTGCGGCTCTTGAGAGCAACGAACTAACCATTAAACAAATACAACATCAAGTTGGTCATCAAAACGCGGATACCTTACTCAATACCTATGCACATTTATCTAAAAAGTCTGATCGTGAAACGGCTGAGAAATTCTCCGAGTACGTCAGCATTTAA